CATTGCAATATTTTTCAGCAATAGTGATGCAACCAGAAGGAATTGATATAATTCATGAAGCATACATGTATGTTAAAGGACATGCTCCAGATTTTATCTCTGCTGAAGACGCTTGACATTGCATTATTCTAAGGTATACTAATTGCTTATGGAATTAAAAATATACAAAATGTATCCAGATGTGCCAGATGTCAAATACGGAACGAAGAATTCCGCGTGTTTCGACATCGCAGCACATTTTCATTATCAAAATTCGTTTAAGTCTTATTCCAAGGATAACCAAGAAATAACAATTCTTGGTGTTCAAGACGAACACGGTAAAGCATACATTGATATTCCTTCAGAATGGAGATTGCTCATTCCGACTCATTTGATTCTTGACATTCCAGAGCAGCATTGCGTAAAGATCTATCCTCGTTCTGGTCTTTCTACAAAGAAAGGATTGAATCTCATTAATTGTGTTGGTATAATCGACTCAGATTATGTCGAACAATTGATGATTCCAGTCTATAATAATTCTCAAGAACGTCTACGAATTTATTCTGGTGATCGTATAGCACAAGGTGAATTGGTTTACCAACCCCAGGCAAATCTTTCATACATAAATGAAAGACCATCTCGTAAAAGTGATCGTGATGGTGGGTTTGGATCTACAGGTGTATAATGAACAAAACAAAAATTGATGATGTAGTAGACTTCCTCAAGAAGTTTGCTGGTGATGACGGTATTCCAGTTATTAATGGGACCGATTGGGAAGAGATGAATACTCTCTTCAAGAAAGACGAAATCAAAGAGGGAATGGCAGAATACATTTCAAGGTATTCTGTTTTATTTCCATTTAGACAAATTCCATTCGAGGATGTAGAGAAGAAGTTCAGGGAACTTCGTGCTGCTCCTTACATTGAATTTATCATGCGTGATGCGGGAACGGTTACTGAAAAATATACTGATTACAAATATCCATATTCAAAGCATGGTAAATTTGTAATATCGTATGGACATTATTTTAATGATATCAGTAATTATTATCACCAACGCAATCGCTATGATTGTGGATCGCACGGATTTGTTTCTCCAAATGAATATTGGTATTCTCCAGATCTTCTCAAGAGAATGAACTGGACATTCTGGAGAATGGAAGATCGCGGAATCAATCACAACAAGATTCGTGGATCGTTTCGTCTTGGAGCATATGTTGCCACTCAATTCAAACCACAGGTAGCAAAGACTGTTTTTGATTTTGTTCAAAACAAAATTAAGAAAAGACAATTAAGAATACTAGACTTTAGCATGGGATGGGGTGATCGTCTTGCTGGATTCTATGCTTCTAGAGCAACACACTATCTTGGAACTGATCCAAATCCAAATGTATTCCGAGTCTATAAAGATCAATGTATTGCTTATGAAAGAATGATTTCTGGAAAAGATCCAGTTATTACAGATTTTCAAAAGGAAGTTAAAGGTCATATTTATGATGCCTTTAGATGTATTGGTGCTTCTGGAAAAGAAATAATTGTGTACAATGCTCCTGCTGAAGATATACTTGATGTCATAACAGCAAATCAATATGATTGTATATTCACATCACCTCCATATTTTGCCACAGAACTTTACGACGAAGGTGGTGATGACTGGAAACAATCTTGGTTTAGATATGATCAATATGATAACTGGTGGAATAAATTCTATGCTCCAGTTATGAAAGCATGTTACGAATCATTAGCACCACATGGAACAATGATGATCAATATTATGGATCCTCATGTCTACGGTAAACGATATAACACATGCGATCAAATGGTAGATTACATCAAGGGTCTTGGTGGAGTGTTTGATGGTCAGATTGGTATGAGAATCAAACAAAGACCAAAGAACATTGACTCGGAAGAACTTAAGAAATATCTGGTCACAACTTTTATTGAAAACATCTGGTGTTTTTCAAAGAAAGGATTTGACTTATCTCCAGGATTTGCTACACTAGAGGGACTGTTCGGAGACTAATATGACCCGTGATGAACTTTTTAAATTACATGAAGATATGTGTGTTTCTGCTTTAGAATTGATGAAGAAAAAGAATGCAGATTATGCTGGAGGTGGATCAGATCCTTTTGCAAACTTTCGTCGTGCTGAAGCATTGGGTGTCTGTTCTACAGAACAGGCATTTCTTGTGCGTATGACCGATAAGATGTCTCGACTTGCGACTTATTCAAACAATGGTAAGTTGATTGTTGAGGATGAGACTGTTCATGACACCTTGATCGACATGATCAATTACTCTGTTCTGCTCGCAGCATATCTCTACACAAAGCAATGAATTTTTATACCAATGTGTTTTATAACTTTGATTCCATTCTCTATGCCGAAAAAGAAAATGGAATAACTAAGTACAGGAGTCAGAAGTTTGTTCCAAAAATTTATCTGCCATCTAAAAAGAAAACTGATTTTATTTCGATTCATGGTCAGCATGTTTCTGAAATGACCTTTAGTTCCTATGACTCCTACAAGGAGTTCCTAGAGAAGTATTCTGATGTTCCAGGATTTGAAATTCATGGCGATATTCAATCCGAATATCAGTTCATCAATGGCAAGTATGGAACAGATGTTCAGTTTGATTTTTCTCAAATTGACATCATGTACATCGACATTGAGACTACCTCGGAAAATGGGTGGCCTTCAATCGAAGATCCACAAGAAAAGATCAATGTAATTACACTGATGTCAACAAGAACAGGAAAGGCAACTTTCTGTCTTGGCAAAGTCAACATTGCTGATAAATCTCGTATCTATGAATACGAGGATGAAGAGGAAATGCTCATGGCATTCCTTGATTATTTTGCTGCTAATTACCCTGATGTTGTATCGGGATGGAACATTCGATTCTTCGACTTTCCTTATCTCATCAAGAGAATCAAGCATGTTATGGGGTTTAAGTTTGCCAAGAAACTTTCACCTTGGGGTATTCTCAAGGAAAAGTTCATCACTCGTAATGGCAGAGAAGATCTGATGTATGATATCATCGGAATCTCCATGCTTGATTATTATGAAGTCTACAAGACTTTTACTTATGTCAATCAGGAATCATATTCTCTGAATCATATTTCCTATGTGGAACTTGGTGAACGAAAACTTGGTTATGACGAACACGAAAGTCTCACTGAATTCTATCGCAAGGATTTCTCCAAGTTTGTTCAGTATAACATCCGAGATGTTGAACTCGTTCAGAAACTGGAGGAGAAACTAAAACTAATTGAACTCGCAATTGCCCTTGCATATTCGGCAGGAGTCAATTATCAGGATGTATTCTCCCAAGTTCGCACATGGGATGTGATTATCTATAACACCTTGAGTTCCAAGGGAATCGTAATTCCTCCCAAGAAGAGGGGACGCAAGGATGAACAGTATGCGGGTGCGTATGTCAAGGAACCGTTGGTGGGAATGCACAAGTGGGTTGTTTCGTTTGACTTGAACTCTCTATATCCTCATCTCATCATGCAGTATAATATCTCGCCAGAAACCATTACAGACGATGGTATGCGTGGTGTGGTTTCACCCGATGGTATTCTCAAGCAAGGCATGGTGGCAATGGGAGCGTTGAAAGATAACAAGGAAAAGAACGTCGCAACTGCTGCCAACGGAACAACCTACAGAAAAGATGTGCGTGGATTCTTGCCAGAACTTATGGATCAAATGTATAAAGATCGTAAAATGTTCAAGAACAAAATGATTGATGCCAAAAAGAATCTGGAAGATATCAACGCGGAAATGAAGCGAAGGGGCTTGACAAAGTAAAGTTTTCTGGTACAATAGACGCATGGAAACGAGGAATGTGATTGACCACTACCACTACTGGAAGCATGAAGCGATCATCGCAGACCTTGATGCAAAGCGGAATAATTTTACCGTTATTTGTAGCAATCTTTATAATGACTTTAATATTGCTACAGTTATTCGTAACGCGAATGCGTTCCTTTCTAAGCAAGTAATCCTTTATGGAGCAAAGCAGTATGATCGCCGTGGCACTGTAGGCACACATCATTACACACATTTCAAGCACGCCAAGACCTTTGTTGAACTGGAAGATCAGATCAAGATAATTCGTGGATCTTACGGAACAGTCAAAGTAATTGGCATAGATAATGTGCCAGGTGCTACGGCAATTGACGAGTTTGTATGGGACTCAAATACACATTATGTTCTAGCGTTTGGTCAGGAACAAGTTGGTCTACCCGCAGAAATCCTTGACATCTGCGACCAAGTATTGTACATTAAACAGTATGGAAGTGTCAGGAGTCTGAATGTAGGAACCGCGAGTGGTATCGCAATGTACGCACTCGCAAGTAATGTGTTTTAATGCTTCGTGGTGTAATTGGCAGCACGATTCCCTTTGAAGGAATTTGTTTTGGTTCGACTCCAAACGAAGCAGTTTTAGTGGTAATATACCATATATACAATAGAGGTATTACCATATGAGGCAAAAGACATCAATAATTTGGAAACTTCCTAAACTAGAACTAGAAAATTTAGTTAAAAATTGCACTAGTTTTACTTGTGTTCTTAAATATTTTAATTTATTACCAAAGGGTGGAAATACACGAACACTTAAAACTAGATTAGATGAGGATAATATTGATTATTCTCATATTGCTGAAGGCAAGTATCACAATTTAGGTAAAAACTTTCCTGAATTAGAAAGACCATTATCAGAAGTTTTAATTTGCAACTCAAACTATTCCAGAAGAAGAATAAAGCAAAGATTAATTTCTGAAAATATTTTAGAAAACAAATGTTCACTGTGTGGTTTAGAAAACAAATGGCAAGAAAAACCATTAACTTTACAATTAGATCATATAAACGGCATATCAGATGATAATAGATTGGAAAATTTAAGATTATTATGTCCAAATTGCCATTCTCAAACTGAAACATTTGCTGGAAGATCAACTCGTAGTAAAAAATATTATTGTGCTACATGCAATGCGAAAACTGGTAAACATTCTAATATCTGTTTAAATTGTAGTTCAATCTTAAGAAGAAAATTTAATCCCACTAGACAAGAACTTGAAGATCTGGTACAATTACATCCTATGACCACTATAGGAAAAATGTTTGGTGTGTCAGATAATGCTGTGAGAAAACGATGTATTAAGTTAGGAATAGAAATATAAACAAAGGGATTGTGGTGTAATTGGCAGCCACCTTAGACTTAAAATCTAATGCCTACAAAGGCGTGCGGGTTCGAGTCCCGCCAATCCCACTATGGCGCGGTAGACCAACGGCAGAGTCGGTTCACTCAAAATGAATTCAGTGTGGGTTCGAATCCCACCCGTGCTATTATGAACAGAGAACGCTACATCGAACTTGACCGATCAGGAACAGGACTAACCAAGGAAGAGTGGGAGCAGGGTTGGCATTGGTGCGCCGAATGGGACGATATGCTTGTCGGTCCCAACACCGATGAAGCACTTGTCTGCTCCTGCGGTCATCCTGCCATCGAAAGGTGGAAGGAATCGGAGGAAGGCAAGAAGATGCAAAAGGATCTTGATGAGAGATTCGAAAAACTGAATGAGCAAAACTTCTTGATGGAGGACGGCAAGTGATCAAAAAGAAGGCTAAGACCACCCGCACCACAAAGATGGAGCGGTTGCGTATCGCAGCAGAGAAGAATCGTCCCGTGGGTGTAAGGGTTGTGTCGGAAGGACGATGCGAGGTGGAGATCACCACGCTTTACAACTCCACAATGCACAAGCGCATGGGAGGAGTTCGTGCTGATTATTTTGATACCTCTGAACCCGCTTCACCGACCGTCTACATGGACAACCCACATAACTTGCGAATTCTTGCACAGGCTTTGCTTGCGGCAGCGGATTGGATGGAGGAGGAGATCAAGTGCTAGACCGCTACAAAACACCACGAACCGACATAGCCGCCATGCGAGGATTAATAGACAATGATTTTGATGGAGGATTGATGCCCGCAGAAGTTGTTTCCGCAAAATTTGCCCGTAAATTGGAGATGGAGATCACCCAACTCCGCAAGGAGCGTGACGAGGCGAGGAGATATTCTTGCGATCTAGAAGCACGAATCACCACGCTTGAGGAGGATCGTCGTGATACATCAAATAACTTTGGCACGAATCCGTGCTCAGAGATTATTCTGCCAGACTATCCTCTTGCAAGAGATCCTAAAGAGATCGCAAAGCGAAAGGGCTGGGA